TGATTAATCAGGAAGGCCATACAATATCTAGATTAGATGTAAAAGGATTAGATGTTGTTAGATCTTCTTTCCCACCTGCCTTTCGAAAGTTCATGGCAGAAATATTAGAAGATATACTTAAACTATCGGCTAAAGAATTAGTAGATGCAAAAATTCTAGATTTCAAAGAACATATTAAGTCTCTTCCATTATTACAAGTAATGTCGCCAATTGGTGTTAAAGAATTAAAAAAATGGAAGACTGGTCAATTATTTGGTAAGCGCAAGTCACGTACTCCTGTACATGTAAAGGCCGCGTTGAATTATAATGATTTCTTAACTCATTACAGTATTACATCGACAGCTCCAATATTGGATGCGCAGAAGATTAAATGGACTTATTTAAAATCTAATTCTTTTGGCATAGAACAATTGGCGATAAAAGGATTTGAAGATCCTCCGGAGGTAGTTAAGATAGTTGAGGATTATATTGACTACGATAAAATTTTCAATAGAGCATTTGAAAACAAGTTAAATGATTTTTATGCAGCTTGTAATTGGGGTACGATTCCTAATAATGCAGCATTAAATCAATTCTTTTCTTTTGGATAATTGAAATTAATTTCATATATTATTTACAAATCAAGCAATTAAAAGATGAAAGGTAAATCTCATTGGTATGGCCGTGAATGCGAAGGCCGGTTTGCAGATATCGATACGGTATTTGTAAGAAAGCATATTCCAGAAAATTATAAAGAGTATCCACATATCTATTTTACTATTGAATATGTGAGAAACTGCAATCAACCATATCTGCCACCAGAGCCGAATGATGCTTGGGATGATATATTAGAAATATTAGAAACTAATCAAGTAGTAACTATCGAGGCAGATAAAGGTACAATTAAAAATATTCCATTAGGCGTATTTAATCGAGTGCATATAATCTATAGAATAGAGGATAGGTATCCAATCGATCTTCTTAAGAGTACAGATACTATTTCAATTGATACTGGTAAGTATGCTTCTATTCAATCTATGAAAGGTTGTATGCAGCGAATTACGCCTGATGATTATAAGTATGATAGGAACGAGCAATAATATGACAAAAAAGAAAAAAGTATGGTATTTAGGCCTTGAACCTCTTAAAGCAAGGTATACAGGTCAATTGACAGAAGATTGGATGCCAGCGGCATTTAATCAATTTAAGGATGATGTAGATTTTATATCTGTGCCTGGCGATTATGATCCTGATCAGGAAATTAAAGTCGGTGCTGTATTAGATGCAGTAGGTCGTGGAGTATTTGCAATGAGCCAAGTAACACGATTACTTGAAGCTATCCGGTCTGATGATTTCCAAGATGGCGATGTTGTATATATTCAAGATATGTGGCATCCTGGAGTTGAAGCATTATTTTATGCTTGGGACTTGTATGGATATAAAAATGTAAAGGTTTATACAAGGTGCTGGGCTCAATCGGTTGACGAATATGATTTCACGTTTCCAATGAGAGAATGGATGCGTTATTACGAGTTAGGATTTGATAAATATCTAGCTGGCATATTTGTAGCAAGTACAATTCATAGAGACCAATTGAGAGAAGCAGGGTTTACTGCACCTATTCATGTATTAGGATTACCAGTTCATTCAGAATCAGTTCGGAATACCGCTGGCAATATTCAAAAGACCTTTAAGGATAATGTAGTAGTTTATACTTCAAGATTTGATAAAGAAAAGAATCCATTCTTTATGATGGAAGTGGCGGAGCAATTCCTAGATGCAAATCCAAAATGGGAATGGCATATAACTACCTCAGGTAAAGAAATTAGAAGTATGATGCCAGGTACCGTGGAAGCGTTGCGAGAGTTAGCAAAGGCCGAGCCAAGGTTTAAAATCTATGAAGGAATTACCAAGCAGGAATATTATGACAAACTTAGGACTTCAGAAATACAATTCAATACTGCATTACAAGATTATGTAGCATTTACAGCAGTTGAAGGTGATGTATTTGATACTGATTTAGTATATCCTGATTTTAGATCATTTAAAGAAACGGTTGAGGCTAGTAGAAGATATACTCCATTTAAAGTTGATAGTGCTTTAAAAGTATTGAATAATGCTATTAAAACAAAGAGACCGGAGCATGGTATTGCAGAAGCATGTGATGTTGGTATATTGGCCGAGGCAATGATCGTTTCAAGCGGAATTGATTATGAATTAAATGTTTGGCATGAAAAAGAATTATGCAAGCATCTACTAACAAGAAAAGGAATAAATGTATGAGTAAAGAATTAATATACTACCCCTCATTATCAGCAGGTGGTAGTGCAGATGCTCTGAAAAAGAATAAAGAGGTTAAGCCTGGCTTAACTGCTAGATTCTACGACAAGTCATTTCCAGAGCGATGGAGACATCCATACTTCCTAATTACTGCCGGTCACCATTATAAAGATATGGAAGCCAGGCAGAAGTATGGTTGTGGTGATGACGTCCAGGTTATAGGTGATTCCGGAGGATTCCAATTGGTTACAGGGGCTATTAAATGGTCGCCAGAGATCAAAGAGAAGATATTCCATTGGCTGGAGGCCAATTCGGATATTGCCGTTAACCTGGATATACCGCCGCGTATTAAGTATGAAGGTAAGTTTAGAGAATGTTTAGATATCTCATATGAGAATTTTAAATATTTCGCAGAGAACCAATCAGGTAAAACTCAATTCTTAAATGTAATACAAGGTAATAGTATTGCAGAATATGAAACTTGGTATAACCGAGTCAGAGACTTTGATTTCAACGGTTGGTGTATTGGTGGTGCTCAGAAAAGAGTATCAATGTTTATGAGTGGATTAGCTCCATTACTTAAGCATAGAGAATTTGAAAAAAAGCAAAACAAGTTCATACACGTATTAGGAATCTCCAAAATATCTGATTTCTTCTTATTAGCATATTTCCAAAAGATGATGAATAAGCATTATGGAGGTAGAATCCAAATATCGACAGATTCTTCATCACCAGGATTATATCCAGTGTATGGAACTTCACTTCATTCGGCTCAATTGAGTAAAATGACCTTTACTGATTTATACTTTCCAAAAGGAGAAAACCTTCCATATATACCAGGAACGGCAGTGCCTAATCCATTAGGTCATCCGGTATATGAAGGATTTACTTTTGATGAAGTTGCTAAATATGATGCGAATGTATATAATAAAATGACAATGAATAATTTGTTTGTATATACTGAAACAGTTAAGCAGATTAAAGAATTGGTAAATGCACATGACGAGTTACTAGAAAAGGTATTACCACGTGATTTTTATCTAGTATTAAAGAGCATGGAAGAAATGTTCGAATCAGATGATCCATATATGGTATATGAAAAACATGTAGGATTGTATAACAAATATGGTGGCCAAACATTAACAATGGCAAATAATGAAACTTTCAGTAAGTTTTTTGATATTTAGTAAAAATTTTATATATTATAGTTATGGAAAAGAAAAAGTTAATTTCGTTTATTGATAAGTATTATTTGGCTGGCAATGCTAATAGTACTAAACTAGTTGTAGCAGATAAAACAATGTCTTGCGACTTTATTACAGATGACCAGAATGTTGTAGGTACTGTGTCTGCAGAAGATTTTGATCTACCGAATGGCGAGTTAGGAGTTTATGCAACATCTCAACTTGTAAAGATACTATCTGCATTAGAAAATGATATCAATGTTGATATCAAAAAAGCAGAAGAAACTGCGTATAGCCTGCAGGTATCGGATAGTAATTCAGATGCTACTTTTATGCTAGCAGACTTAGCTGTTATTAGGCAAGTACCTAAAATGAAGCAGTTGCCTGATTTTACTGTTAAGATTAAACTTGACAAGGGGTTTGCTGATAGATTTATCAAATCGAAGAATGCGTTACCAGAATCAACTAATTTTGCTGTTAATACATCTAATAATAAAGCTGAGCTCATTATCAATTATTCTAGCATGAAAACAAGTAGAATTACATTTAATGTCGATGCTACTGTTGATGCGGATATAGCTAATGTTTGTTTCAATGCAAATCTATTCAAAGAAATCTTAACAGCTAATAAAGATGCAACGGAAGGTAGCTTAGAAGTATCTTCAGCAGGATTGGCAAGAGTTACTTTTAAAGGTGATGGATTTGCAAGTACATATTATCTAGTCCAGCTACAGCCATCATGAAAGTAGCGATTAAAAAGTTACATCCCAAAGCAGTTATACCAGAATACGCTAAAGATGGGGATGCTGGACTAGATTTCACTGCAGTAGCCATGGAGTTTAATGCAAACTACAATTACATTGAATACTTTACTGGAATCGCAATAGAGGTACCAGAAGGTCATGTAGGATTAATGTTTCCAAGAAGTTCTGTTAGCAAGACAGATTTGGCATTAACAAATTGTGTAGGAGTTATAGACTCCGGCTATCGCGGTGAAATTAAATTTAGATATCGATTTCCAAAGGATATGAACTATCCAATGATACGTAAATATCAGGAAGGAGAGAGAATAGGACAATTAATTATTATGCCATATCCACAAATTGAACTCGAAGAAGTATCAGAGTTATCTGATTCAGAAAGAGGCGATGGAGGATTTGGTTCATCAGGTAACTAATAACAAATGTTTGGAAATGTAGAAAATAGCCTATGGGTAGAATCGTATAGACCTAAAGATCTAGATGATGGGTATGTTGGCAATGAGCATATTGTAGGTAAAGTTAGAGTATATTTAGAATCAGGTGATGTACCACATTTATTGTTTTGTGGAGGAGCTGGTACTGGTAAAACTACGCTAGCTAAAATTATTGCTAATAATGTTGATGCCGATGTAATGTATCTCAATGCATCTGATGAGAATAACGTAGAAACGGTAAGAGAGAAGATAAAGAATTTTGCTAGTACTATTGGATTCCGTAGATGGAAGATCTGTATACTCGATGAGGCAGATTACTTAACTGCCAATGCTCAAGCCGCGCTTCGTAACCTAATGGAGACGTTTTCAAAGACTACAAGATTTATATTGACTTGTAATTATGTTGAAAAGATTATCGATCCTATTCAATCTCGCTGTCAGGTGTTTGGTATAGAGCCGCCGTCCAAAGCAGATGTAGCTAAGCGAATGGTAGCTATCTTACAAGAAAGAGAAGTTACATTTGATAACAAAGATATTGTCACTGTTGTCAACAATGGTTATCCGGATATCCGTAGAATACTTAATACGTGTCAGAGTCATACGGTAGATAACGTATTGAAGTTGGATGAGCATAGTATTGTTCAAGCAAATTATATGACGAAACTGCTTGATATAATAAATAATGAATCTGACAAGAAAGAATGCTTCAAGCAGATCCGTCAATTAATTAATGATAGTAAAGTAAGAGATTTTACGGCATTATATCGCTTTCTTTTTGATGAGATAGATAATTATGCTAAAGGCCATGTAGCAAGTTGTATATTAATACTTGCAGAAGCTCAATATCAGGATTCGTTTGCAGTTGATAAAGAATTGCATGTTATGGCGATGATGGTAAAATTGTTAACAGAAATAAAGTAATAAGTTATGGGAAAAGAAATCGATTTAAATATAGGACAACAGGATCCTACTCGATTAAAGATTAGTGCAAGCGATCTTAAAGATATTTGTTGTGAAGAATGTGGAGGAAAGATCTTTCGCTCAGTTCAAATGTTCAAAAGGCTGTCAGCGATAATTTCACCTACTGGTAAAGAACAGATTGTTCCGATTCCACTATTTCGTTGTGATGATTGTGGACATATCAATTCAGAGTTTTTACCTAAGGATTCAGATCTGAATGGCTAAGAAGGCATTAACTATCTTTGACCATCTTGCTAATTTAACTCATAAGAAAGTCTCTTGGGATTCGTTATCCGAAGTAGACCAGAAGTCATTTAGTCCATACATTATTAATCGATGGCTATCAATGAATCCTGATTATATTGAGTTGGTTGATATGTTACAGCAATATACTATTGGCTTGTTAGATAAGAAGCAGGTATATCAATTGTATTATGAACTGCTACCTAAGGTAAAGACTTTTTCTAAGTATATTAAAGGTAAGAAAGGTAATAAGTATCAACCGGAGCTGGTGAAGTTCATATGCGACCGCTTTTGGGTGAATAAGCAAGAAGCATCTGATTATTTAGAATTGCTACCAAAGGAAGAATTGGTATCTGAATTAAAACGGTATGGTAACGACGATGCTAATATTAAAAGATTATTGAAAAAACCAAAATGACAAAGAATAGCGATGTAAAACCTCAATCCATAGAAACTTTATCACGAGAAATCATGATGAAAGAATATCCAACTATATATAATGGTTATATACAAGTTATGGATGAGCAATTCGAGTTATTTTGTAAAAAACATCTCGACTATGGAATGGGGAATATTTCTCAAGGTACTAATCTTGAAACAGAAGATGAAAAGAAATTTGCATTATCTGGATTGTTCTTTAGATTAAATGATAAAGTTAACCGATGGAAGAATTTGCTTGTAAGTAAGCGCGAAGCAAACAACGAATCATTAGTAGATACCTATCAAGATATTACAAATTACGGTATCATAGCTCAGTTGGTAGAACGTGGATTATGGAAGAAATAATTTGTAGCTTACAATAATTTTTCTTATATTATAGTATGAAAGAATCTAATTATATTAGTCCTCTTATTAAATTCTCACTGAGAGAGCCTGAGAAAGAGGATCGGAAGATATCTTATTCTCAATATGCGATGTATGCTAAATGCCCAAAACAATGGGAATTAGCATATGCGCATGGATTGAGGACTTTCCAGCAAAGTATACACACCCTCTTCGGGACCTCATTTCACGAAACATTCCAGACATATCTTACAGTCATGTATACGGAATCTATTAAGGCTGCCGATGCATTACCATTGCATACTATGTTATCTGATAACATGAAAGCTGAATATAAGAAGTCATTGGATAATGGTGTAGAACATTTTACAACTAAAGGCCAGATGGGTGAATTTTATACCCATGGGATTGAAATATTAGATTGGGTAAAGCGTAAGCGGTCTGCATACTTCACTAATAAAAATTGGGAGTTGGTAGGAATTGAAGTTCCAATATGCCATCCTGTATCAGAAGAGCATTCTCATATTATGATGATTGGCTTTCTAGATATAGTATTACGCAATACTGTTACGGATGAAATCGTTATAATAGATATTAAGACCAGTACAATGGGATGGAATAAATACCAGAAGGCTGATAAGCTTAAAGCTCAGCAATTGGTATTATATAAAGAGTACTATGCTAAGCAATTTGATGTCAATGCAGAAAAGATTCATATTGAATACTTTATAGTGAAGCGTCAATTGATCGAAGGAGCTATGTTTCCGCAGAAGAGAGTACAGCAATTCCGTCCTGCAAGTGGCAAGCCGACTCGTAATAAATTGAATAGAGATTTATTTCAATTCATTGAATCCTCTTTCAATAAGGATGGTTCATATAAGTTAGATAAGGATTATCCGGCGGTTGGAGGTAAAGGACGCAAAAACTGTCGCTATTGTGAATTTGCTAATAATGAAGATTTATGTCCGAAGGCTAAAAGAATATTAGAATGAAAGTAGCAATAATCGGATCGAGAGAATATAATAATACTCGCAAGATAAAAGATATACTAACATCTCTTAAGCGTAAAGTAGGCGATGAATTAATAATCATTAGTGGTGGAGCTAAGGATGGAGCCGACCACCATGTAAAAAAATATGCAATTGAATTTGGATTAAAGTATCAAGAATACAATCCAGCACATACACCACGCAATCTATATTCAGTAATGCCAGATTCTTATTATGGAAAGCCATATCACGTATCACAGTTTCATCATAGGAATATGTTAATTGCAAAAGCGTGTGATAAAATGATAGCATTGGTACCGGCAAGGTCAGTTGCCAATGGGACAGAAAGTGCAATAAAAAGTGTAAAAAAATTAGATAAACCAGTAGTAATTATATCATGAAAACAATAAAAAGTTATTTCACAAAGACATTTGGTAAGTATATGGCAAAATGGCAAGCAGGGTTCTTTATTACAACTCCTTGCCTTTATTTATTTACAGATGTTTTGCAATGGCCACATTGGGCAACAGTTATCGGATTTCAATTTATAGGAGCATTAGTATTTTGGCCAATTGATACCTATATTTTCTCCAAGAAAAAAGATGATTAACTGTCCCTAATGTATATTTATATTAAATAGTTTAAGGAGTTATATGAGTTCAATTAAGTTACCTCGGCTGAGGAAGATAGATCCTAACAAGCCAAAGAAAAAGAAAATACTTTTATTAGCTGATGATTTGCGGATGCATTCTGGCATTGCAACTATGGCACGTGAATTTGTGCTAGGTACTTGCCAAGAATATGATTGGGTACAATTAGGAGCAGCAATCAAGCATCCAGATGCTGGTAAAGTATTTGATATATCAGAAGATGCCCGAAAAGAAACAGGAGTCGAAGATGCAAGTGTTAAAATATATCCTGTAGATGGATATGGAGATGCTAATATATTAAAGCAGATCATTAACACAGAAAAGCCAGATGCTATATTACATTTTACAGATCCTAGATTCTGGCAATGGTTATATCAGATAGAACATGAAATTCGTCAGACCATGCCATTAATGTATTACAACATATGGGATGATTTGCCTTATCCAACTTGGAACGAGCCGTTCTATGAGTCATGTGATTTGCTAATGAATATATCACGGCAAACGCAGAATATCGTAAAAAATGTATTACAGAAATTTCCAAAGCCTGATTGGGCAGTACAATGGGTACCGCATGGAGTTAATGAAAAGAAATTCTTTCCGATTACACCATTAACGGATGGCTATGATGAATTTATTAAATTCAAGGAAGAATTTCAAAAGACTAATGATATTGATTTTGTAGTATTCTGGAATAACCGTAATATACATAGAAAGCATCCAGGAGATGTAGTATTGGCATTTAATAATTTCTGTGAGACGTTGCCTAAAGAAAAAGCAGAGCGATGTGCATTACTTATGCATACCCAGCCTATCGATCAAAATGGTACGGATTTATATGCAGTTAAAACAGCTGTTTGCCCTAAATATAAAGTTATCTTTAGTGATAAGCCTGTAGATACTAAAATGATGAACTTCATGTACAATATCGCAGATGTAACTATCAATATGGCATCCAATGAAGGATTTGGTATTTCCTGGTGCGAATCATTACATGCAGGTACTCCTATCATTAATAATGTAACAGGTGGATTGCAAGATGGATGTAGATTTACGGATGATGATGGTAAATGGATTGAATTCTCAACTGATTTTCCAACTAACCATGCCGGGACATATACATTCCATGGAAGATGGTCAAAACCAGTATTTCCTAGCAATCGATCTTTAGCAGGTTCTCCTGTAACACCTTTTATATTTGATGACCGAGCTGATTTCAATGATGCTGCAAAGGCTATCAAGTATTGGTATGATATTGCACCGGATGATAGAGAACAAATGGGAGCAGATGGGAGAGAATGGGTATTAGGAGATGAATCTAATATGTCGGCGAGAAGAATGTCATTTAGATTTATTGAATGTATTAATGAATGCTTAGAAAAGTGGACGCCTAGAAAAAAGATTTCAATGTATCGGGTAAGGCCGCAAAAGATTAATGAAAAAATGGGAGTACTATGAAAAAGTTTATTGTAGTACAAGGTCCCGTTAGCACACGATCGGGATATGGTAATCATACAAGAGATATTGTGAGATCATTAATTGATTCTGATAAATATGAAATTCAAATAGTATCAATGCCATGGGGCGCTTGTCCAATGACAGCATTAGATCCGGAAGCAGATCAAGATATTATTAGCAGAATTGCAAATACTAATATTACCAGGCAGCCTGATATACATATTCAGGTATCAGTTCCAAACGAGTTTCAGCCGCATGGAAAATATAATATTGGCATTACAGCTGGAATTGAAACTACGGTTTGTGCTCCGCAGTGGATCGAAGGTTGCAACCGAATGGATAAGATTATTACAGTATCAGAGCATTCTAAAAAAGTATTTAAAGATTGTGTGTTTGATAAGTATGATGATAAGACAAAGCAGAAGATTGGTGAATTACGATTAGAAAAACCAGTCGAGGTGTTATTTGAAGGTGTAGATCTTGACATCTTTCATAGAACAAATGATATTGAAAAATCTATTATCACTGAAATGAAAGATGTTAAAGAAAAGTTTTGCTTTTTGTTCCTTGGCCATTGGCTCAGGGGAGATATTGGGCAGGACCGAAAAGATATCGGAATGCTTATAAAGACATTTGCAGAAGCATTCAAACATACCTCAGGAACAAAAAAGCCTGCCTTAATACTTAAAACTAGCGGTGCTACTTTTAGTATAATGGACAGAGATGATATTATGAATAAAATATCTAGTATACTTGCTCCATATGGTAACAAGGCTCCAAATGTTTATTTACTGCATGGTGATATGACTGAAGATGAAATTAATTCATTATATAATCATCCTAAAGTAAAAGCAATGGTATCGCTTACCAAAGGAGAAGGGTATGGAAGACCATTAGCAGAATTTGGTACTTGTGAAAAGCCTATCATCACTACCAGTTGGTCAGGCCATGTAGATTTCTTAAAGCCAGATTGCACATTACTATTACCAGGTAAATTAACAGATGTACATGCATCTGCCGTAGATAATCATATCCTTAAAGAAGGTAAATGGTTTACAGTAGATTATTCACAAGCTGCAAAAGCAATGCATGATGTATTTAGCAATTATGACCGATATAAGCCAGGTGCTAAAAAGCAAGCCAAACATATCAATGAAAATTTCAATTTGGATGCCATGGCAGATAAATTAGTTGAAATGGTTGAAGCAAGTGCCGCTACCATACCAGAGCCAATAGCACTTAAATTACCAAAACTTAAAAAGGTAGGTGCTAGTGAAGCTCCTAAACTTAAATTACCAAAACTTAAAAAAATCTGAAACATGAAAATAGATTATGATGATACATCGCCAATA